CGGCGATCAGGTTCGGGTTGAGGTTCTGCTGCAGCGCCGCCGTGGCGAGGGTGCTGACCGCCGCCACCGCCACCAGGTACAGAGCGACCGGCACGATCACCATGAAGCGCCGGGCGTTCTCGTTCATCGGCTCGCCCCGGTCGTCCTTGAACGACAGGATCTGCGCGATGGCCTTGAGGATCGTCTGCTGCATCTCCTCGACGCTGGGCGCCGTCACCACGCCGTGCACCGCGGCCGGCAGCGCCGAGATGTCCACCGTGATGTCGTTGTCCTGCGTGCCGGAATCGCCTTCCGAGTGGTCCGTGTCGAAGTAGAACTGCCCGTCGTAGCAGACGGTGGAAGGCCCGTTCAGCAGCAGCGTCGACAGCAGGCTCGCCCAGTGGGTCTGCGAGCGGTCGGCGAACTCCGAGATGCGCGCCTGGATCTGCGGCGTCTTGTCGCGGCGGGCGTCTTTCTTCTGCACCTCGATCGTCGCCTCGTAGTGCTTGTTGACGAGCGTGATGCCTTGCCCGGTGAAGCCCTTGGCCTGCCGTCCGCCGATCCACTCCCGCATGGCAGGGGACTGCCCGAGGAAGTTGTAGGTCTCGCTCGCCTGGTCGGAGCTGAACAGGTTCGCGACGCCGTTGACCCAGGCCATGCCCGGGTCCGCTTCCAGCCTGGCGAAGTACATGCCCATGATCGCGCGGCTGGACAGAAGTGACTGGTCCATTGTCTTGTCCTTTATTGAGTGAGGTTCGGTTCAGCCGAGATCAGGCCTGCCGCGCCCAGACGCCGCGCAGCTCGGTCACCACGTAGCCGGCCGCATCGGCATCGCCCAGCACCGCGAAGTCGCCCCGCTGGGCGGTCGCCTTGGTGTTGATGATGTCCTTGTCGTCGGCCGCCGTGATGTCCGGGCCCTCGATCGAGTCCAACGCCTGCGGCGAGATCGTCACCGCGATCGTGCCGTAGGCGCCGCCGTTCACGATCTTCGCCAGCGCATGCGTCGCCACTGCGGGCAGCGTGATGGTCACCGCGTCGGTGTCCACCCAGAAGAGCTTGCCGCTGTCCTCGGAGTCGAGCGTCTTGTTGGCCGCAATCGCCTCGCGCACGGTGTACTCGCCGAACGGGTCCTGGTACTTCAGCGCGTCGAACGCGACAACCACCACGCCAGCGCTCACGAAGCGGTGCACGTAGCCCACGAAAACGCCGCTGACCGGGCTGAAGACGAAGGTGTCGTCGTCGCTGGCGAAGACCGGTTGGCCTTCGTCGGTGATCACCGCGCCCGAGACGGAGAGCTGGATCTTGCCGCTCTCCACCACGCGCACGTTGATCGCGGCCGCGGCGCCGGCGGCGTTGTCCGCCTTCGCCTCGGCGAAGCCGACGAAGCGATCGCCCGCGGCGAGGGGCCGCGCGTGTCCGCTCGCCTTCACCACGCCGACGGCCGTGCCCTCGTAGATGATGTCCGCGGCGATGACCGGGATCTCGTTGCGGGTCCCGATCTCGAACGCCCGCGGCTTGTTCGCTGCAAGAGTCGTCATGACTGTTTCCTTTTCAGTAGGGGTTCAGGGACCGGGGATCAGGCCGCCTGCCGGGCGCCGAGGACCTTGACGCGGCCTTCGGCGTGGGCCTTCTCGAAGGCGAGATAGGCGTCGTACTGCTCGCCGTACTCGGCGCGCAGCTCGGCGCTCTTGTCCCACTTGGCCTTGCAGCGCTCCTCGAGCGGCTTGGCTGCCTCGGCCGCCGCGGCGGCTGCCGCAGCACCGGCGCCGGGATCGGCTGCCGCGGTCGGCCGCACGCCGGCCAGGGCGCCCGCGTCGGCGGCCAGGTCGGTCACCGTCTTGCCGAGCTTCACGCGCTCGGCGGCGAGCACCTGCACCGCGGCTTCCGCGCCGGTGGTCTTGCCGTCGTACTTGAGCTTCGCGATCAGCTCGCCGTGCCCGGGCATCGCCTGGGCTTCGATGGACTGGATGCGCTGGCGCTCGGCCAGCGCGCCTTCCGCGCGGCCGGCCTCGAGCCCGGCGGTCCTGCCTTCGGCGACGATTGCCGCGACCAGGTCCGCGTGATTGGCGTCGAGGAACTTCCGATCGATTGCCATGTGCAGCTCCTTTCGATTGAGTAAAGAGGTGAACCGCTCGCGCGTCGCCGCCTTACCCGGCCGCACCACCGGCCACCGGGTCGCCTGCCTTGCGCTACAGACCAACCGGCCTATGCGCTCGCACGTCCGGCGGGCCTGCGGCCCGCCACCAGGTCGGCGATCAGCGCGTCGAAGGTGGAAACACCGTCCACCAGCCCCGCCTCGATCGCCGCCTTGCCGACGAAGAGCTTCCCGTCGGCCATGTTCTTGAGCACCGCGTCCGTGTCCACGCCGCGGTTGCGCGCCACGTCGTCCACGAACGTCGTGTAGATCTGATCCACGATCGCCTGCAGCGCGGCGCGCCCCTCGTCGGAGAGCGGCTTGTTCTCGCTGGCGATGCGCTTGTACTTGCCGGCGTAGATGTCGGTCACCGTGATGCCGAACTTGTCGTTCGCGCGCGAAAAGTCGACGTGCTGCGTGGCGACGCCAATCGAGCCCGTGATCACCGTGTTGCCGGAGAGGTAGATCTCCTCGGCCGCGGAGCCGATCCAGTACGCGCCCGAGGTCATGAACCCGTCCGCGAAGGCGACGATCGGCTTCTGCGCGCGCGCGCCGAACACCTGGTCGGCGAGCGTTTGCGTGCCGTCCACCGATCCGCCCGGCGAATCGATGTCCAGGATGATCGCGTGCACGCGCTGATCCGCCAGCGCCGCGCGCACATCGCGGCCGATGATCTCCGTCGACGCGCCGCCCGAGATGCGCGACAGCAAGTTCATGCGCTTCGAGAGCACCCCTTGCACCGGGACTACGGCCACGCCATCGATGATCTGGTAGGGCGGCTGCTCGTTCACCAGCGGCTTGCCGATCTGCGCCTCGATCGCGGCGATGTCGATCTTCTCGCCGCGGACATAGGCGCCGTAGATCGCGACGACCTGGTCGAGCTTCTCCGGGAGCAGCGCCCAGGGAGAATTGACGATGTCGAGGATCTTGCTCACTGTTCGCCCTCCGGTTTCTGGTAACTCAGCTGCAAAGGAAAGCTGCCGCCGCGTTGCGCTTGCGGCGCGCCCGCAACTCCCGCGCGGCGTGTTCCACCTTCGCGATTTCGTCCCGGGCCAGCGCCGCGCCGCAGGCGAGTACCTCGGCTTCGAGCGCCGCCTTGGCGACCTGCAACCGCAAGCTCGGCCAAATGTCCTCTTCTTCGTCCTTGCGAGGCCAGCGTTTCTTGCCTTTTTTCAGCTTCTTCGGCTCGTGCTTGGGCATCGACAGCATCCATGCCAGGAGCAGGTTGGTGCCGGCGCCCGGATACGCCGGCGCGCCGTCGCTGACGGCGCCGATTCCCTCGACCGATGCAGCCCCCGCCACGAGCTCGCCCGTGCCGGTGATCGTTTCGGCCTCGCTGCCGCTGACCTGCGCGGCCTGGGCGACGAGCTCGCCCATGCCGGTCGATTCGCTCACGCCGGCGCCGTCCACCGCCGAAGCCTGGGCCGCGAGCGTTCCCGTTCCGATCGAGGTCGAGGCGCCCGCCCCGTCCACGCTCGCCGCGTCTACGTCGAGCGCGCCCGAACCTGCGGAGAGACTGACGCCGGCGCCCTCTACATCGGCCGCAGCGGCGGCCAGCGTCCCCGTGCCGGTGATCGCCGGAGTGCCTACTGTTCCTTCGCCGGTTACATCGGCGGCCTGCGCGCTCAGCGCGCCCGTTCCAGTCGAGCCGCTAACCCCGGCGCCGTCGATTGCAGAGGCCTGCGCCGTGACGGTGCCGGTTCCGGTCGAGCTGCTGACCCCAGCACCGTCAACGGTTGCAGCCTGGCCGGACAGCGCCCCCGTGCCGGTGATGCTCGTGTCCGCCGGCGTGTAGTCGATCGTGACTTCAGCCGCCGTGATGCGGATCTGGTTGACAGAATCCGCCGTCTGGTTGTTCGTGTGATCGAACACCAGGGCGAGACGCGCCCCATTCCACTCGGCGACGGTGTGCGTCCCGGTCGGGCTCGGCGTGAAACTCGTCAGCGCGTAGCCGGCTTGGATCGGTGAGCTAACTGCCGTCGGCGTCGTGCTGATCGCCGTCAACTCGTCCGCTCGGGTCAGGAAAGCATTGACGGTCCCGAGATCGACCGCCATGTTCGGCGTGTTCAACCGCCGGTGCGCGACCTTGATCGTGATCGAGTTGATCGCATCCGGGTCGAAGTCCGCAGGAACGTCGTCCAGCTCGACGAACATCGTGCCATCAAGAACGTTCGGGCTCAGGACGTAGGACGTGTCCGCGTCGTTCGAGTCCGGGTCATCGACGATCTTCGCGGCGAACGTGCCCGAGGCCGGCTCGCGCGTCCAGCCAGTTGTGGTGCCGTCACCGCTTGGACGGAGGGTTACTACGGCCATGTGCGTCCTTCAGCGCGCGGTTGAACACCTCGTCCGAGACGATTGCCCCGTTCTTCACGGTCTCGAACAGCCCGTAGTTGCTGTCGCCCCAGCAGATGCCCTTTTGCGCGCCCTTCCACCAGCGCATGACGAGCACCCCGTCCCACGGATCGTCCCAGCGGGCCCGCGTCGAGTCGAGCGTCGAGCC